AAGTTCGATGAGCGACATCTTGAGAAATGTTACTCATATACTCCAAGAAAGAAAAGGTATTGGAATATGTGGAGAGTTATCTTCTCAGGACTTCTCTTAAGATTATTTCCCACTGCGTTAATCACAGGTCCTCTAAGGTTTATTTTCTGGATAGTATTTGGAGCTAGCATAGTTGCTTTGATATAAATTTATTAAAGGGAAACAAACATGATAAACTTACAAGAATTTGCATACGACTTCCTTACCTTATATGGTATAACCCTTGGATTCTCAGTAAGTATATTAATACTTTATGCCCTTCTGAGTAGAAATTAACTACCAAGGTTCTCAGTGGGGATTCTTAAGTCTTAAGTCTTATGAGGCGGTTGTTTCTCGGAGCCACCTCGGGAGCTCGGAAAGGTTTATACTACATAAAGGTTTTATTGACAGGATCTAAATATTGAGTTATAATTAGATTATTATATGAAGTAAAGGGATTGCTAAATGATTACTGTTAAGCGAGTAATCATTCAAAGAATCAACAACTATGATTTTGATTCTAAAAATACATTTAAATATAATGAGTTTCTGACCTTTGATGAAAATAGAGGATATTTTCTTTCAAGGGTAGTTGATCAATTTATTGGCGATTACGTTGAGTCTGCGATACCTGAATGGAATCCTGATCCAGAATCAAATCATTTAGGTGTTGGGTTGAAAACTGATTGGGAAGATTCTAGGTTTGTTGCTGAACAGAAAAAGAATCCATCAACTGACAATAGTTCTTCAAGAAAGTCTAATTTGATTAAACTCAAACAATCAGCTGAGGAGAAGAATAAAATTCCTCTCTATGCCTACTGGGAAGATCGTAAGAAGAATGATTATATGAAAGATGGTGTTCGTCATCTTCATGGAAAAGCTATCTTCAAAGTCCTAGGTATTGAAGATCAATGGGATGACTTTCTTTCAGACGTAGAATCTGTTAAAATAGTAATTATTGATAAACTCAGAGATAAATTCAATGAACATTATCAAAGATCTCCTGTATGATGATCTGGATTTGAGACATCTGAGTGTCAAAGATTTTGATGTTAAACCCACCACCATTCAATATGTGAGGGATTTTGTAGAAACTTGGCATTACTCGTCCAATGTCAATGGACTCAAAATATCTCAGGTCTTTGGATTGTTCTACAATTCTCAACTCATTGGTGCCATGATTTATGGGCCACTTGGTATGGCCAACTCTTGGAAAAAGTATGGTGAAAGTGAATCAGATGTTGTTGAACTCAGGAGACTTTGTTGTATAGACAACACACCAAAGTGCGCTGAAAGTTATTTCATTGGAAAAACAATCAAATGGTTGAAGAGGAATACGAACTATAAAATAATCGTCTCATACGCGGATGCTTTTCATAATCATAGTGGAACAATATACAAAGCCAGTAACTTCACATATGGAGGACTTACATCAAAAGGTAAGGTCATTATCTACAATGACAGAACATATCACGATAAGTGTATAAGAACTTATCACATAGACAAAGATGGTAATAAGAGATTGAAACCATTTGCACAGAGAGTAAAGAATGCTTTAGAGGATGGAACTGCAAAATATGTCGAAACCCCTGGTAAACATATATTCACATACAAATTAAGAAAGAAATAATATACCTTCTTATTAAATATGAGTTGACATCTTCTAAATAAACTGTTAAAATATTGTTGAGTGAAAGGAAACTATTAATGAAATGGAGTTCTAATTAATGGCTAAAGGATTTACAGTTAAGGCTTCTAGCCCTAAATCAAAGAAAACTGAGGAACCTGAATGGGATATAGATGCTATTAAAGCACGTTGGAGGGGTAAGGCAATTGTATTTTGTTTGCCAGGACGTGGTGTTTCGTATATGTTCTTGAAGAATTTTGTACAATTGTGTTTTGATTTAGTTCAGAACCAAATGAGTATTCAGATTAGTCAAGATTATTCTTCTATGGTTAACTTTGCTAGATGTAAGTGTCTAGGAGCTAATGTATTACGTGGTCCTGATCAGATTCCTTGGGATGGTAAGTTACAATATGATTATCAGTTATGGATTGATAGTGATATTATTTTTGATAGTCAGAAGTTTTGGCAATTAGCTGATATGGCATTACCAGCAGAGGCTATTGTTGATACTACTACACAAGATGAAGAAGGTAATGATGTAGTAACTAATAGTGTTGATGAAAGTAAAGAGAGAAGGATTGCAGCTGGTTGGTATAGTACAGAAGATGGTAAGACTACATCAGTTGCACATTGGTTAGATGAAGATGACTTCCGTCAGAATGGTGGAGTCATGAATCATGAGATGGTAGATTCTATTAGTCAAAGGAAGAAGCCTTTTACTGTAGATTATACTGGTTTTGGTTGGGTTATGATTAAGAAGGGTGTATTTGAACATCCAGAGATGAAGTATCCTTGGTTTGCTCCTAAGATGCAAGTATTTGAATCTGGTGCAGTACAAGATATGTGTGGTGAAGATGTTAGTTTCTGTCTAGATGCTATGGATGCTGGATTTGAAATATGGTGTGATCCTAGAATTAGGGTAGGACATGAGAAAATGAGGATCATTTAATGTCAAAAATTAAAAGATCATTAATGGGCACAGATTATGTGGAGTCGATACCCAAAAAAACCCGCCAGGGTCAAGGGAAACATACCAAATTTGTTGCAACTAGTAAAAATAATAAGAAAAAGAAGTCTCGCGGCCAAGGAAAATAGAAAAATCTCCTTCCTCTCCATTTTGGAGGGGTTTTTTTATGCTTTATATGGTAAATAGTAGTGAAATTAAGGAAAATTATGGAAAATCAAGACTTTTTACGGGAGATCTCTAATGATAAATTTACTCCTGCTCGAAAAAACTCTAAGGAAAGTGAATTATTTGAGGAATTACCATCTGTAGAGGAATTTGTTGATAAAAAGAACGATTCTACCCCACTATTTGAGTATGATGGCAGAACTTTGCCTTTAGGTTGATAAATAAAGCCAGTATTAACTGTAATTAAGTGCCGGTACAACGCGTTAGTCAAGGATTTAAAGATATAAGTGCTACTTTTCAAATAAATCCGATTAATTACGACTTAATTGCATTGAGAAATGAGAATGCTATTGCAAGATCAGTTAGAAATTTGATTATGACCCTTCCTGGCGAGCGTCCTTTCGCTCCTGTTTTGGGTTCTAATGTTAGTAATTTGTTATTTGAAAATTTTGATAATTTAACTTCATCTGCTATTAAAAGTGAAATTAGAACTACATTAGAAAATTATGAGCCACGTATTGAATTAAATAGTGTTAAATGTGAAGCAAATTATGATGAACATGCATTTAATGTAACTATTACTTATTATATTATTGGTATTGATGTACCACAACAAGAACTCACCTTTGCGTTATTGCCCACTAGGTAAATGCCTTTAGTAAATTTTAGCAACGTCGATTTTGACCAAATAAAGTTCTCTATTCAGAATTATCTGAAAGCGAATTCCAACTTCACTGATTATGATTTTGAAGGGTCAAACTTATCGACAATTATAGACACATTAGCTTATAATACTTATATTGCCTCATATAATGCCAACATGGCTACTAATGAGGTGTTCATTGATTCTGCCACTCTCAGAGAGAATGTGGTGTCTCTGGCGAGGAATATAGGGTATGTGCCCAGATCGAGAAAATCAGCCAAAGCTAACATATCTTTTAATGTAGATGCATCTAATACAACCGCATCATCATTAACACTCAAAGCTGGTTTGGTTGCAATAGCAGGTCAAGGATTTGCGAAAGTGCCTTATTCTTTCTGTATACCAGATGATATTACTGTTCCCGTAAGATCTGATGGACTAGCACAATTTTATGATATTGACATTTATGAAGGTACACATATTAAACAAACCTTCACAAATAGTTCTAGAACTCCTTATCAAAGATTTATTCTTTCGAATGAAGGAATAGATACTTCAATTCTTAGAGTGAAAGTATATAATAATAGTACTTCATCTGCCTTCAAGAAATTCAATCAGTTTGATAGTTTGATAGGCATAGATTCACAATCTCGTATTTACTTTATTCAAGAAACTGATAATGAGAGATATGAATTATTATTTGGTGATGGAACTTTTGGAGTGGCTTTAGAAGAGAATGAATATATCTCTGTTGATTATATTATTTCTCATGGTAGTGCAGGAAATAACATAGGACGTGTTAGTTATTCTGGAACTTTAGTAAACAATAATGGAGATACTGTTACTGCAGGTGTTTCTGTTGTTGCAACAAATCAATCTTCTTATGGTGGAAAAGAAATTGAATCTATTGATTCTATTAAAAAGTATGCTCCTAGAATTTATGCTTCTCAGAATAGAGCAGTAACATCAGCTGATTATGAAGCTCTTCTTCCTAAAATTTATCCAGAAACAGAATCAGTTTCAGCTTATGGTGGAGAAGAATTGAGTCCTCCTTCTTTTGGAAGAGTTTTTATTAGTGTTAAACCTTATAATGGAGTCTACCTTTCCACTTCAATTAAACAAAATATCAAAAATGAATTGAAAAAGTATGCTGTTGCTGGTATTACTGCCGAAATTGTTGATTTGAAATATTTGTATGTAGAAACCAATAGTACTGTTTATTATAATCCAAATTTAACATCTTCAACAGAGTATGCAAAAACTGTAGTTTCAAACAATGTCGCACATTACTCTAATTCTAGTGAGTTAAATAAGTTTGGGGCTAGATTTAAGTACAGCAAATTCCTTAATGTTATCGATAATAGTGATAAATCAATAACTTCTAATATTACTACGGTAAATATGAGAAGGGATCTAAAAGTTACATTAAACCAATTTGCTGAGTATGAACTTTGTTATGGAAATCGATTCTACATTAGATCCGAAGATGGATATAATATTAAATCTTCTGGATTTAAAGTGAGTGGTATTAGTGATATTGTTTATCTTGGAGATCTTCCTAATGAGGATCTTATTACAGGTACTATTTTCTTATTTAAATTAGATTCTCCAACACAGCCTGTAATTGTGAAGAGAAGTATTGGAACCATTGACTATAGTAGGGGTGAAATTATGTTAAATCCATTGAAGATTATTTCTACAAATGTATTTCGTAATGATCTTTCTCTTATTGAAATATCTGTAAATCCTTATTCTAATGATGTAATAGGATTACAAGATCTCTTTTTACAATTAGATGCTAACAACCTTACCATTAATATGGTATCTGATGAAATTGCTTCTGGAAATGACGTTTCTGGTAGTAATTATATAGTAACTTCTAGTTATTCATCCACATCACTTATAAGATAATACAGAATGGCCGTCGATAGAGTTAAATTCCAGGATATTGTTGCAAGTCAACTTCCTAGATTTGTTAGAGAGGATTTTCCTCTTCTTTCCGATTTTATGGAGCAGTATTATGTTTCTCAAGAACATCAAGGAGGAACATATGATTTGCTTCAAAATATAGATCAATACGTAAAAGTTGATCAATTATATAATTTAACTAGTTCTACACTTCTTGAAGAGGATATTGGATTTACATCCAATATCATTTCAACTGCGCAACCAGGCGCAACTGGTATTACTACGACTACTGGTGGGGTTTTAATAAGTGATGTTAGATATTTGGAAAATGATGGATGTTATACTGAAGGATTTCCAGAAACTAATGGTATTATTCAAATTAATGATGAAATCATTACTTATGAATATAAGACTAGTACACAATTTGTAAATTGCACAAGAGGATTCTGTGGTATTACCTCTTTTACTAATATTAATAATCCAGAAGAATTAGTATTTTCTACTTCTTCTGCATCTCCACATAATAAAGGAGATGTAATTTATAATTTAAATATTATATTTTTACAGGAGTTCTTTAAAAAGATTAAAGCTCAATTTACTCCAGGATTTGATGATAGAACTCTCTATCCTGGATTAGATAAGAGAAATTTTATTTACGGTGTTGATAGTTTTTATAGCTCGAAAGGTACTGATTCTTCCTTTAAAATATTATTCCAAAGTTTATATGGGAAAGATGTAGAGATAGTTCATCCTAGTAAATTTCTTTTCCGTCCTTCAGATGCTGATTATAAAGTAACCAAAGACATTGTAGTCGAATCTTTTCAAGGAGATCCTTTAGAATTAAATAATTTAACTCTTTTTCAAGATTCTACTGGAGCGAAGGGATCTGTTGCTAATGTAAGAAAAGTTTTATATAATTCTAAGGTAGGAGCTGGCTCTACTACCGCTGAATTTGTAGAACCAGAGCATGATAGTCAATATTATCAAGTTAGTCTTGATATTATAGAAGAATCTGCTGCAGTTGATGATTTTAAACCCAATCCAAAAACTAAATTATTAACAGATATAATTTATGATAGTACGAGTAATAATAATATTATTGATGTAGATTCAACAGTTGGATTTCCCGATACAGGATATCTTGTTGTAAAAGATGTTAATGGGGATGTAGTTACTTTAGGATATAGTGGTAAAACTGTAAATCAATTTCTTAATGTTACAGGAATTACGATATCAATTAGTTTATGTAATAAAAAGAGTGATATTAGTTTAGATGACTATGCATATGCATACGTTGGAATTAATACTTCAACACAAATTAAAGTTAGAGTTACAAATACTTTAAAAAGTTTAAAATTAGATAGTAAAACATATCGTTATAATGCCAAAGATACCATTAAAGTTCAATCTTTGGGTATAGAAGCTTCAGGTGTCCAAGATTCTGCGTGGTGGGTTAATAACCAGCCGTATTGGGATGTTAAAGCTATTAGGGCCGTTGATGTATCAACTTATGAGGTTGATACACATGTGATTCAGACATTTTTGCCTGGAGATAAAATTACTATCACAACTAATGATACGTCTCCTGTTGATGGTACTGTTATTCTTATCAATTCTAATTTTACATTTAGGATTAAATGTAGTGATAATGTAGATATATCATCACCAAATCTTTACTATAAAATACAAAAAGATCTTTTAAAGGTTGATTCAGA